ATCGCATATCGCTATCAAGCCATAGGGTATGTGTACACCCAGCAGCAACAGCATCCCTCGCTAGGTCTTGGCGTTGTGCCGATAACAAAGTACCAGAGCTAGTGTAGATCACCACCTTGTGATTTGATGTACCTACAGTAAATCCAACTAGCCTAGCCAAATCAAACGCAAATCCAGAGTTAACAAAATCCCGTGTTGGAACCAAAATTCCAATGGTCTTACTATCCATCAAACTTCTCCAGGTCGTGTGCGAAATGCACGATTGTCAGGATCATTGAGCCAACGCTTCATGTAAGCTTGGTCATCCAATTTTCCTTCAGCTTTCATTTTATAAAACAAAGCCATAGGAATAGATGCAACATGGTGCATATCGCCCTTCCAATTGGCTTTTTCATCAAATGAATTGAATTTCTGTTGGTTGTCTGCAACTATTTCAGTCGCATCAATAATTGTTTCGATGGTAGCTTCGTCTTTGTCGGCATCGTAATGCCACATCTTGCGAGTACCAGTAAGTGGGTTTACATCAAAAAGTTCTGTGTGCATAAATAAAAAAGGGTGGGTTATTAGCCCACCCTTTATTCAGATCAAGACTGAATTGTAGAGTTCAGGTCATAGACAGCGCCATGAGCCTTCTCGTTCTTGATTTTCAAGCCCCACTCGCACAACAGCATACGCTTCTCAGCATCGCCTGTCTTTGCCAGTTCCACGGTCTGGAAGGGGCGCAGGAACGCAACGCTTGCGTATTCTGGATCAAGCACAAACACATCACGTTCACGTTGGAAGCGGTTTGCAACAATGCTCACGTTACCAAAGTCAGAGACATAAATGTCGGCTGCACCGATGATGGTGGATGGCTTTGGACCAGTGACGTTGAAACGCTGACCAGCAATACCAGCCATCTTAGACAAGTTCTGCTTGTTAACAGGACCAGCCATAACGATGGAAGGAGCGCCGCCTTGTGTCCACACCTTCTGGATTACGTCTTTCAGCAACACTTCGCTGAATGAACGCAACTCAGTAGTTGTAGCATCAGTACGAGCCGCATCAGGGATGGTTGTGTACGATGGATCGCTACCGCCAGTACCTTCGTTAGTGTTGGTCTTCAAGAAGGCCAACAGTGCGCCTGTTTTACGGGCAGCGGAGGTAGAGCCAGCGGCAGCAGCTTGGTTAGCCAGCATTGTGGCTTCCATGTCGCGCTTGATCTCAGCAGACTTCTTAGCCATTTGATAGCTCAGTTCGCTACGGCGACCAGCTTTGTCAACAGCTTCCAAAGTGCCAGCAATGATCACATCTTTACGGCTAATCTGGGTGTAGTTGCCCAAACGAACTGTAGCGGTAACGGCTGTGAAAGAAGTGATGTCATCGCCTTCAATCTGTGCGTTAGTTGTGATTGCAGCGGCAAGATCATCGGTTTGCCATTCAAAGAATGTATTGGACACGTTTTCACGGCCAATGTTAGACATGAATGGAGTCTCTTCTGGAGAGATTTGGTAAATGACATTCGAAAGATCTTCCCGAACGCCCTTCGCGTCAAAGCGCGTGTAGGTATTGGTAATAGCAGCCATGATTTTTCCTTAAATAAACTTTTCAAAAAGGGATGCGGCATCTCTGACGCTTCCGGTCTGTGCAAGACGTTTTTTTGCGTTATTAATATCACTCAACTTAGAACTTACGCTACCTGCCGAACCTGGAGTCGCCATACGAGGGGCTTTTTTAATCTTCGCTTGGAGTTCTGGACGCTTGCTGATCATCTGGTCATACTTCCACGCCTTGTGCAGCGCAAGTAATGCCCGAGAATCAGAAATACCATTCAGTTCCTGCTCAGAAAAACCCAATCCTAGACCGTACTCCAACAAAGCTTTACCTTCTGTTTTGGCTTTTTCCGGAGAACTCCATTCTGGAATTTTCTCCTTCAGGCTTTTTACTTCCTGCTGCAAAACATTCTGGATATGCTTTTGAGATTCAGCTTGTTGCAATTGTTGTAACCGCATCTGCTCTGCCATAACCGCATTCTTCTGTTGAATACGCCGCTGATGTGATGTCCATTGACGGGCATATTCAGTCGGGTCTTCATACTCCAAGCGGTTCCAATCAGGCTCTGCTGGCTCAAACTCCTGCAATTTCTGCTGTAGTTGTCCCAAAATCTGAGCATATTGCTCACGCTCTCCACGTACTTGCTGAAACTCAGACTCCACAAATTTGCGCTCTTCTGCCAGTTTCTGCGTTTTCCGTGTGTAGTCAGCTTCACGTTGATAACCTCGGATCAGTTCTTCCTTCGGGACTTCGATTTCTTTACCGTCAACTTTGACAATAAACTTCTCGTCCCTTGGAGCTTCTTCTTCAGCCTCTTCGTCTTCGCCTTCTACTTCCTCAGAAGTCTCTTCTGCTTCACCTTGCAACTCCGCAGATTCAACTTCCTCAGACTCGGATTCAGATTCCTCTGCCTCCGGTTGCGCCTCTGCACCAGTGTCAACGCCCTCTTGAGCGTCTAGCATGGAAGCAAAGCTTTGCGCTGCTTGGTTTACTGTAATCGAACCGACTGCTTGTGCGTTATCGGACATATCTTCCTCTTAAATAAAATCTGGGTTCTTGCGGGGGCGACCACGTTGTCTTACTAACGCAACTTCTGCCATCTTTCCTGTATCCATTACTGAACGCAGTTTTGTTCGCAGAAGATCAATGCTTGTTAACAGCAAGTAAGCTTGCTCTCGTACTGGGTGTTCCATTAACTTGGAAGACCGAATATCCCGGTAACAATCATCTTCAATTTTCTTGAGCATTTCTACTAGAAGTTCATCCTCAAGTAGAAGTTTTGCTCTGTCGCCTCTTGCAAGGTTAATTTCTAAATCATCCATGTCACATCATAGGTTGAGGCTGTTGAGGCACTTGACTCATTGCAGCCTGTTGTCGGATTAACTCACGGTCCTTATTCATAGCAGCATTGATTTCTGCACTTTGAATTTGTACCCCATATTTCAATTCTAACTCATATCTTTTCAAAATGCCATCTTGTTCAATACGATCACGCTCACGGTCATCAGCCAAAATCATTTTTTCACGCTCTAATTGCAGTTCAGCAGCTTTCTTTTCAATATCGGCTTGAATAGATTGGGCTTGAACCTGTGTAAGCATTTCTTCAGGAGTTGGCTTGGGCGCTGGAGGCTGTGGCAATTGGAAGTCAGCAGGTAACTGGTTAAAGTAATTCTGTGAATCTTTAATGCCAGCCAACTGCAACATCTTGGTCAATGTATTAGTGTACTGTTGTACAGAAACAACAGGGTTGTTTGGGCCAGTTTCTTTTAGCAACATCTCTTGACGCATTGCTACTTGGTTCAAGATGTTAATGCGGTCTTCAATAGTGCCATCACCAACACCCACGTTGACAACTACGTCCATCTTGGCATCCCATGAACGGGGGTCAATTGGCACAAAGGTGTTACGCAAGCGGATCATCCGCGCACGATCTTGGTTCTCAACAACCAACTTCAAAATGCCAGTAAACAGCTTACGCAAGCCTGTCTCGGCAAAGATACGGGCAATCATCTCAATGTGCTGGTGAGCAGCATTGACCGTGGCCGATACAGCGGCCTTGGTGGTGCTTTGCAACGCATCAGCATCAAGACCAGCAGCGGCTTTAGAAATGCCTGTGCGGGTCTGCTTGATGTCATCCAAGTAGTCCAGCATAGGGAATGCTGCTTGGCCAACAAAAGGAGTTGTGAAAGGCTGAACCATTCCAGGCGCTCTCATGCGGATAACCGCACCCACTTCGGTGTTCAGCACATCTTCCATGTTGGCCTGGCCCTCGACAATCGCTGTACGGGGGTGGATAGATTGTGCCAAGGAGTCCAAAATGCCGCGCTGTACGTTGGACTTGATGCGCTGAATATCCATCACCACATCGGCAGGACACATACCAAAGAAGGTGTGTGGCTCTGGGTCTGGACAGAAATCAGCAAACTGACGATCAGCAACGATTTCGTTACGCAGAACCTTGTTGCCAGTACCTACGGTGCAGATACGGCGCAACTCAGCAATGCCGTCCCCATCAAAGTCAACCTTCAGGTAGCCTTCAATGTACAGAACGCTTTTGCTTGACGGGTCGCCGTTATTCGATGTGCTGATAACAGCAAACGGGTTACGAGCTTGATACTCTTCGTTGTTATCAAAGTCGTTACCGTTGCCAGCAACCTCAACCATCTCATCGTAGTCATAACCCATAGCAACCAAGTCGCTTACGGTTTTTATTGTGCGGTGACCCACAAAGATGGCTTCGTCAATTGACTTGGCAAGGCGGGCAATCAAAAACTCTTCTGGTGGCAGTGCTTCAATCTTGACCTTGCCTGATTTGATGCGGCGCTTGATTTCAACGTCATACATCATTGGGGGCGGGGTCATGATGCCTTGAGCTTCGTTCATTGGCTCAGTGCCGGGAACTGGATACTCACGAACGGCAGAAATCTCAACCTCTGGATTCTCAATTAGCATCATCATGCTTTGCTCATCAAGCATGGAGAACGACTCAGCACGAACTTCTACCGACTCATCCCACCAGTACTTAACAATTCCGCACTTTCGCACCAAAGCGTCTTTAAATGCAGAGTGCAGAATCTTAAAGCCTGGGTTATCACGCTTGAAGATGAAATCAACGTAGTCAGTGGCTTGGTCTGCGTTTGCAACATCCTCTGCACCTTGAGGCATGAACTCAACAACACGCTCTGGGCCAAAGAAGATACGCATCAAGCTGGGCAGGATGCCTTGTACGGTATCGCGCACATCCATTGATACCACTTGCGAACGGCCATCTTCTTCATCACCAAATGGCATTCCGTAGTAATACTCGGTTGCCAATGCGCGATTTCCACCAATATCGTCATCAATGAATGAAATGGCATCGTTAATCTCCGCAGAGATAACGCCTTGCAACTGTTCTTCCGACATAACCTCCCGGTCTTCCATCTCACCTTGGAGGTTTTCTGCCATCAAGATCGGGTTTTCATTCATATCAATTCCTTAACGTGCGCCGAAAAATGGCAACAAGCCTGACTGTGTGTTTTGCAACAAAGAGGGTATGCCGCCAACATTGTTACTAGCCATGTTCGCGTATGGATTCATGGGGGCCATTGAGGGAATGGTCACTTTGTTTTGCGGGTCTGCGTCTGATTTGATGCTGTATTCAAAACCAGAACGAGCTATATCGCCAGCAGTAGATGCGGGGTTCATGGCTGTGTTGTAGACGCTCATGGCGGGTTGCATCTGCTGTGTTACCGCATTAGTAGCAAAGTTACCCATCTGTTGGCCCATAGACAAAGGGGCAGCGCCACCGCCCATTACAGCCTCAGAAATCATAGGCGCAGCAATAGCTTCAGTTGCTGCCCCGGTAGCGGCTGTTTTAGCAATTTCTGGCATCAATGATTCAAGAAACGCAGATAGTAGTACGTCCATTTAATCTTCCTCCGTATCGTATTCGGTTTTTGCCATCATCAACATATTCTGCTGACTCTTGCTCATTTTCTTGGTGATAGGACCACCAGATAACCAAGCGGAGCAGGTACGTGCGCCAGCGCACTTAAAGTCAAACAGTTCGCAATAACCAAGGTTGGCTGCGTCCTGTACGTCTTGGGCGTACCCATCTTCTTCATCATCAATGCCGCTGACGATACATTCCATCATCTCGGGGGTCTGGATAAAGGCAGCGCAGTTACCGCAGCGCATTTCTTGAACGTCATCAATGGATACTTGCCAGATGTCGGCAAGGTTTTGCCAATACTCTTCGCTATCCTCTTCGGGATTAGCAGGGCCGTAGTCAACATTCTTAATAGCCCAGTTACGAGCCTTCAGGTTGGCTTTGATGTCATAGGTCGCAATAGGGCATTTCATATTTACCACTTTACTTTGTTGGCCCAGAAAGCCGCACTCATCTTGCCCTTGGCAATATTGTCTGCGTGTCGTGCTTTGAAGGCTTCGTTTCTCTTGGAGCCATCAGGGCTACCAGAAACACCCTGTTGACCAAAGCGAATAAGCTTCACTTCGTCACCAGACTTAGCCAATACAGCATGGCTTTTCTTTGGGTGGCCTGGAGTTCTCTTCGGTTTGTTGTAACCAGAGAACTCTTCAGAGCCACGCTTAATCATTTCTTTTTAGCAGTCTTGGCTGC